TCCTGGTAGTGGAGCAAAGAACAATTTTACAGAACTTAAAAATACGCCATTTGGATAATTGTCTTTTGAAACAATAAATGTTTGTGCAACAGGATCAGTACTTGATGAATTATTAAGTATATTATAACTTTGCTGATTAATTGCGGTCATATTTGTTGATGACGAATCAATTGAAGGTGAGAAAGAAGTTATATTTGTACTTTGTAATCCTCCAGCCGTAAATATTGCTTGAGCATATGTTGTTGCAGTACTTGCGTCTGTTGGAATATTTCTGTTATCAACACGGAATACTCTTTGTCCTGTATGGAATGTTGATCCAGGAATATTAAAAATTGAAACAAATTGTCCGTGCTCATCTGTTGCTAGTGAAGGTGTTGAATTACCATCATGTATTGCATCTGCAATACTACCAACTGTTCCTCTAATTGAGTAAGTTGATTGTAAATTGCCGTACTTTTCACTTTTACCAATTGTAACGTTTTCATCTTTAGCTAACGTAGCTGTTCTTGTTGCACCATCATAACTAGTAATTCTAGCTGTGTAAGAACCTGTGGCCAAAAATCTAATTACGGAATTTTTTGCTTGTTCAGAGGCATTATATGCGGTTTGCCATTGAGCAGCTAACGCTTGCCACCATGACTCATTGCGAGCATCTCCGTCAGCACCAAGTGGTGGATAAGGTGGAATATACACAGCACCATAGTTATACTCATAAACATATGCTGAATTAACTGTAATTTCAGCACCAACATAATAACCATTAACAGATGAAGCATTTTGATCTAATTGAATTTTCTTTGTACCAATATAATATGATCCGCCATCCGGCATAACAAATTCAGTACCAACGGATCCAAAATTAAGGCCTCTAGGAGTTGCTGTATTCCAAACAATGTTTCCTGATGGATCGTATATTACTAAACCAAATCCAGCAATTTGGCCAGTATTTGTAATTGACCAAGATAATGTTTTATTTTCTACTGAAGTGTTAACGTGATTAATGTCAACTGTTTGGCCATAAGAGGACAATGTTATGATGTTAGACCCATTTAATGTTATTGTTCCTGATCCAGTTGAGAACGCTGTAATCTTGTATGTACCAATTTTGTCAAATGACACAGAGTGCGTTGCGCTGTACCCGCTGCTGTTATTTGGATCACCCCAAACTGCATATTGATTTGCGAATGATGAGAATCCATTAACTACTTGTGATTTAAAGATATTTTTTGGAATTGGTTCATCAATACTGGTAAAACCACCGCCAGGACCAGTTACTAAGCCTGATGTAGATAATGAGATTAATGATCCATTGTTAAATACAACAGTACCTGAAGCGGTTGATGATATGTAATTACCTTGAACATCAAATGTTGCATTAATTAATGTAGTTGTTGTTACTGTTTCTGGCGGATTCACCAAATCAGAAATGTAAAGGCGAGTGCTTGTACGATCAGGATAACGATAAACGCTAACCACACGTGCTACTGGGAAAAATTTACCAACGTTTGGTTCATAAAAACCAATTATATCATCTTGTCTGAAATTTCCAGAAACATTAATTACTTCAATTGTATTTGGTGTTACCATGTGTTCATTGACATTAACACCGTCAAACCAACAATCAATTGGCGTATTAACTGACATACCTTTACAACGAACAATAACTTCTTGACGTTTAATGTATGGAGATACAGCAGTATTGTTTACATAACCATCTGCTGATGCCAAGCCTTCTGCGTTTGAACTTGAAGCTTCAGCATTTTGTAAACCTTGAGATTGGCTTGCATACGCAGTTTCTTGGGAAGCTTGTGGCTCACTATATGTTGTCGTTGTGCCGGGAATTGTTTGGAAATCACCAGAGTTTAATACATTTATGCCATTTTGTTGTTGCGTAAATTGCATATTTGGATTGGTGATGGTAATTGCTGGAGGTTGTACAGTATTTACCCAATTATCAAATGGCGGATTTAATGTTGCAACGCCTTCTGCGGTGAAAACGTTAAATGGATTTACACTAACTGCACTGCTAGCCAAAACTTGTTTAATTAATCGGCCAGTGGTACATGGTAATGTGAAAATATTTGTTCGGCCGCCGGCCAAATTAAATACTTTATATGTATTAATATTATCTGCAATAGCAAAAGATGCTAATGTGGCCGGATTTTGAAGTTGAAAATTATCAACATCAGTAAGTGCCGTCATTTGTTTTTTTCTAACATTAATATTAACAGCAAATCCTGAAGCAGCCGTATCTGCTGTACCAAATGAACTAAAATCATCAACTAAAATACCATTCTTAAACCGATTTAGACCATTGGCGTCCGGTACTTGTAACGATTGTGCTTTTTGTTCCAACATACTCAAAGAAGTATAGTATTCAAGATTATTAACCTGTTTTTGCAGAGTAGTAATATCTGATTTAGCCCAACGCTTATGTACAATCTTATTAATTGATAGATTTGTTGGAACCGACTTATTTGAAGAAGGTCTTTCGCCTTGTACATAAGCCGTATATGGATCCAAAGCCAAATTGGCCAATACCAATGAACCATCTGGTTCATCTGGTGCCTTAGGATTAATTGCTGGAGTTCCTTTAATAATAAGGAATTTACTATCTTTACTTAATACTAGTTTATCTTTTCTACCCAAATAATAAGAATAATTACTTTGGAAGTTTGTTAGATTTCTTGGTATTAATGCACCGTGAATATCTACGTTAAATGAATTTCTATTAGTTTTGTATTCCCATACCAATCCTGCTTGTAATTTTTTACGAGCAGGCCTAAAATCAACACAATCTTTTAATTGATATAATGTGCCGTCTTTTGCTGTGTAACTTGGAATCTCAGCATAATTTTCAGGTGATCCGGAAGTTAAATAAGAATTAACACTAAAATAACCATCACCACCTGTGTGAGAATAGTAATCAAATATAACTAATATATTACCTTTAGGTCTATTAACTCCAGCTAATAGTTTAATTGTTGCGTGGTCATAATGAGTATCTCTTTGGCCATTATCAAAATGGAAAGAATTTGTTATATCTTTGTAAGAACTTAATGCTCCATTGGTATCTGTTCCAACATCAATAATCTTTTTAATATTTTTAACATCACAAAGGTAAAGCGAAATTTCTGAACTTCCAATTGCTGAATTATTAATTAGAACTTGTCCTGAAGCTAAATCAACCGCTGTGTTTGATGTAACTGCTGTTAAAGTTCCAAAATAAGATGTATTACCGAGAACAAGATTTTTTTGTTTCAATATTAAATTTGTGTTGTTTCCGTTTGAAACAAACACGGTAGCATATACATCAATACCAAATTGGATATTGGCATATTGTGACGATGTAAATGTTGCTGATGTATTTGAATTTAAAATTACTGAATTATTGCTTGAACTGAAATCTAAAATTTGACCAGTTGCAGTATTAATCAATGTAAATAATTGTTTAAAACTTTCACCATAAATTGGGCTGCCAATTGGTGCATCAATCGATATTGGTGCCATTGTGGTAATGGTTAAACTATTTGATACTCCAGAGAATCCAACATTACGGAATACCTGTGTTGAATAGTAATTTGAATTACTTACATCTGCTGAGTATTGATAACCATTTCTAAAAATTAACTGTGGTGCACCAGCGGCTTGAAAAATAGTATAACTATTGTAACCATTTTCTTTACCAGAATTGACATTGATATTTGCATATGCAGTTTTAACTAATGAATTACTTACTCGAACCAATGAATTTACGTTTTTGGTTGAAAAGATAATAGAAAATCGACTTGAAGTGTCTGGTGTTATATTAAATGGACTAGAAATAGTAAATGTTTTTGTTACACCATTATAAGAACTTACCAGTTTTGAATCACCGATATTTGTTCCACTAACGATTTGTAAATAGATTCCTGCATAAGCACCATTTGTGCTTGAGAATATTCCATCCGCATCATTAATTGTAAGTGTAGTTGGTGTTGCGCTTCCTACTGATCCGGTTAATGTATTGGTGTCAATATCGCTAACATGAGCATTAAAAATATATGATTTGGTATTGCTGCCTGAAGAGGATTGATAGTCTAAATTCCTAATAAAACAATTACCAACTAAAGTTGAGTTATATGCTTTTCTACTGGTTGTATTAATTTGTTCTGCTGGAACAGAATGTAAATCAACCAATGGCATAGTTACATAATCAAAATCTCCGTACATATTATCAACAACAAAATAATTTCCGTAATCCATAAAAACTGAATTTGGATTAATAGAATCTGTTGTTTGGGCTCTATCGCTCGTTATTGCAATTTGACTTTGATTTTCAATTCTATAACCACGAACATAAGCAATACCTTTACCAATTGTTAAATCGTATTTGCTTTTATCGCCGGCCGCATTTGAAGCTGCCGTAAGTTTAAAATCTTCAACAACGTAATCACCATTTGACTCATAATCTCTTTTAGCAAAGTAATCATCAATAGTGGAATAAACAGTACTATCGGTTTGTTTTAAAATTGAACCTTTTTCAATTCTTAACAATTCAATAAAACCATCATCATTTCCTAATGTTAATGGTAAATTAACTAATTCTAAATTAATTTGATATCGATCAGCACCTGGTGCTTGATAGTTTGAGGATCCTGAAGCAGGATCTAATAGCGATAAATCATCAGAACTTGTAATTGTACTTTCTACAATATTCAAACCTACACGGTATGACGGTGTGCTATCATATTTGTCTAGAATAACTGTTTGGTTTGGTACATTAACAAAGGTGCCAATTGAAAATTTTGATGTGGTGCCATCGTCATTAGTAACTGTATTGTAACCATTTACCACATAAAAAACACCTTGTGAAATTGAAGCAACAGATGATGTTCCAACAGAAGTTGTACCGCCTGCTGTACCAATTGTTGTGGCAAATGGAATTGTTGATAGTCCAACTTTTCTGTATACGTCCATACCATCAGAGAATTGCTTGCCGGACAAATACGTTACAATCAAAGTTGGAAAATCACTCTCTTCCGATGTTTGATTTCCGGTTTCAGCCGCTACAGCAATAACTCGAGCATTAATTGTTCCGGTTGAATCTGTAATTGTGGCATCTAAAAAATCAGAAATGACAATGGATGAATTATCATAAAAATAATTTAATTTAATATAACTACATTTTAAATTAGTTGTAACTTTACCACCAGAAATGGGAGTATTTTGAGAGTATATGGCCGAAGCAAATTCGGAAATTTGATTCTGTAAAATTGTTTGTAATTGAGTTAACTCACGTGCCTGTACGGCTTGACCTGGTTTAAAAAGAACACGATGGTAATTTTTATTTGGATCAAAATCATCAAAATATGGCGATACATTGTAATTTTTCATTTATTTGCCTTAATAACTTAAAACTAATCTAAATTGTTCATTGCTATTTACTGATCGTTGTACTGGCGTCCTATTTTCACAATAGATCAAATAACCAGAACCAACTTTAAAGTCGGTTTGTGAATACTGCACCAAAACCCTTGTGGTACCTGAAGTTACACCTTTAATGGGTTGACTCAATTGGTAATTTCCATTTATATTTATCAAGTAAATTATATTGTTTATTCTATCAAAAGAACCAACTTCCGCTTTAAAAGTGGCGTTGTTGAGTGTGGTTCCTTGATAAATCGTTTCTCCGATGGTATAGGCACCAGTTCCAAACGTAACATAAGCTAAGTCTGTCAAATTATATACATCACCTTTAGGTGTGGTTCCGTCTTGTAACTGAGGATTAACAATAATACCTAATTGACGGAAAGCAATATCTGTAGGTATATTACCATTTTCTGTACCTTGCAAGCTAATACTTATCATCACGTGATTGCAACCTAACTCTGAGGCTGGATCTGATGCGTGGCCACCTACTGGTGAAATCTGAGCAACCGCTGTAGCATTATTACCTAGGTAACCACCTGGAGTAGATACTGTAACATTGGCGTAAGTATAATTGTTACCTGTATTGGTTACAATTACATCATTTAACATTCCGTTAATGACTTTACCATAGGCTTTAGCACCTTGGCCATCACCTGTTATTGTAATTGTAGTTGAATTTGAACCGTTTGTATAATTTCCGTCACCGGTTGTAACAACATTAATTGAATTTATTGAACCTAAACCAGAAGATTTTGAAGGATCCGTTCTGCCTGATCCGATGGTTATTGGCATCCAATTGTTATCAAAGAAGTTCTTTTTTAAACCTTTGTCGATGGTAGTAATATAAATCCATTTATAACCATCGGCCAAATAAAGCGTTTGTGAAGGTTCGGTAGTTCCTGATTTAAGTACAGGTTCAACTGTTGAAGCTCCACCTCGGTGGTTACATAAACATTTAAAAACTTGGTCAAAATGATTTCTAACATAAAACTTTTTTACTAAATTTCCATTTGCATCAACTTCAAACATATCGACTTTATCATTATATTCGTCATAAACGGTACCAGACAACCAATCTTTTCTAGGAATAACTGGTGACATATTTGTTGAAGTCAATAGTTTGGTTGCAACCATATTTTTAAATGTGGTTTTTAAATCGTGTTGTGATTGTGAGGGTTCTGGTGGAGCGTTGTCATCTGGCCAAGATTTAACTTTACCAATGTAAAAATAAGAACTTGTATTGTAATTTGGCACATACCCACTACCAGACACCACAAAGAAATAGCTTAAATCAACTTGCGCAGTTGAAGCGTATGTTGTTAATAGACCTTGAACATTATTTGCCATAATTTTTACTTATTAATTAAATTTAATTACTAGTTAATATATCCGAACTTATCCAAATATTATTTGTATTAAGATTTCGTTTAAAAGTCAGATAACCGGACTGTGCCGTATTAAATGAACCATTAATCCTTATACGTTGTGGAGGTATTGTTTGATCATCGATGTACTGTGGTCTATCAACCTGTGTTATCATTTTAAAATTAACTCCATCAAAAGAAACGTAATCACGGGTATGCATAAAATCACTAAAATATGTAGCGTTATTACCAGTAGCTACACTCCATGCTGGTGTAATCTTATTGATATTTATAGCGGCCGAATTGGCAGAAACCGAAGCAATTGCGACATTTGGTACTAAATTGATATATTCATCAGCAAAAGTGATCGTTCTTTCTGTTGTTCTAGTAATTAATGATGTAAACGAGTCACCTTGTTTTGTGTAAATGGTTATATAAGTGTTTGCAACATTGGAAGCAAGGTAATTTGAAACATTTTGGCCATTCAAATTACTCAATATAATTGTTTTAGGATCACCAGGATCAATATCTGCTGTATAAAGTTTATTATTTAAAATATTTTTTAAATTTCTTTTTCCTATCAATTCATCTTCAATAACTGTATTATATTTGGCACTATTTCTTAAAATATTATAAGAGCTATAATTTAATCCTGATGGATGTAAGAAGGATAAAACATCATTTTTATACACCGATAGTGCTTTTTCAACTTGAATCAGATATGTATAGTTGTTGTATGTTTTATCTTCTAGTACAGAATAACCTGATGGATGACCATCTTGGTTGCTGTAAATACCATCGTCTAATATAATACCATTGGTAAATTTTGCTTTTGCTCGAGCTGCGCCATTTCCATAGATTTTACGACCATTTGTGTATTTACCGGTGGTCTGCTGAATAACTCCAATACCTTCATTAATAACCGCTTCACCACGCCTTAATTTCAGTAATTGTGTGGCGTTAAAATTACCATTGTAGTCATATACTCTCAAATCAAGAAAATCATTTATTGTTGTGGTTGATATTGAATCAACATTTGCATAAAAACTAGGATTTTTGTAATTACCTTGAAATATTAAATCACCTCTGACCGGCAAAACGCTAGTATTAGCAATTAATAAATCTTGAACACGTAAAGATACAGCTGGAGTAGAAACATAATTTTCACCAGGATTTGTCAAAGCAATTTCTAAAATTTGGCCATAAGGACTACTTGTAACATTTAATTCTGCATCATGTCCTAGTAACTGATGTACTCCTACCACAGCTCCTTTTCCAGTTTTACTTTTAACACGTATACTCGGCAAAGATGTATTATATCCCATACCACCCAATGGATAATTTGTATTGCCTGAAGGATCGGAAATATAAGTTATTTCAGTAATTGATTTTTTTTCTACATCTACCTCAGTTACAATAGCCCAAGCACCATAACCACTACCGCCTTCAAAAATAACTTCATCACCTAAATTATAATTTTTACCACCTTCAATAATATCTGCCGGAGGTAAAATTCCTAAACTTAAAAATGCTCTTGGTTGGAATTGATCTGATGTATACAGACCAACTGCGTCAGCAATTGTTGTGCCATCATAACCAGTACCGGTCGTAATAACCTCAACTTGTTTAATTCCGTAAGTCTTTAATTCAGGAAAGGTAAAAGATTCAATTAATTTTGTATTAGCGTTGGCGTTAATTAGATTATCAAATTCATATTCTGCCGCACCAAGCGTAATATTTGCTTTTGGTCCAATTGTATCTTGTGGTACAAGAAAAACATTATAATGTTCATTTGTTAATGTTGTAACAATAGCTTTTGCGCCAACACCTGTATTACTTGTCAAGTTTATTTGTGTATAGCTACCTTTTCTATAACCATGGCCAGGTTCAACCGAAGAAACTCCTCTGAGAGTAGCACTTGTTACCTTTGAAATATATCCTGCGGCTTCAACTGGCGTTTCAACTCCTGGATC